CAGATATGACTATTGGCGATTTGCTTGCAATGGATTTTGACCATGAAGAAGTTCATAACTTGCAAGGCAATATGTCAACGTTTGAAGCTGAAAGCGAGTTTGAACGTAGAAATTACGCTGTTGACGAGGACGATGATGAAAGTGCCGACCCAACAAGTAGAAAAGTCGTTGTAACAGAAGCTTACATGAAAATAGATAAAGAAGGCACTGGAAAGCCTTTAATGTATCGTTTTATTCTAGGCGGTTCTAGTTACAAAGTTCTTTCGTGTGAATTAGCAGATGAAGTGCCGTTTGCAATATTTGAAGTTGACCCCGAACCTCACGCCTTTTTCGGTAGCAGTTTGGTTGACTTAGTTATGGACGACCAAGATGCGGCAACTTCCATGCTTCGTGGCGTTTTAGATAACGTTGCGTTGACTAACAATCCTGGTCTCGAAATAGTAGATGGCCAAGTTTCAGTTGATGATTTGCTTAACAACGAAATAGGAAGAATAGTGCGAGTAAAGCAAGCGGGTTCTATTCGTGAGCAAGTTGTTCCTTTTACGGCGGGTTCAACCCTTCCCGCCCTACAATATTTTGACCAATTAGTTGACAATAAAACAGGTATAAGCAAAGCCTCACAAGGCTTAAACGCTGATGTGTTGCAGTCAGCAAGTGCAACAGCAATAGCGGCAACAATGCAAGGGGCGGCAGGCCAAGCAGAAGTAATAGCGCGAAATTTAGCAGAAGGCGGTATGCGAAGATTATTTAAACTTATAGCGCACTGCATAATAAATAACGCAGATAAAGAAGAAATAATAAGATTAAATAATGAATTTGTTGAAGTAGACCCACGCAGTTGGAACGCTGACGCTGATATGATTGTAAACGTTGGCATAGGAACAGGTCAGCAAGCCGAAAAATCAGCAGTGTTGCGCGAAACTTTGCAAATGCAAATGTCAGTTTGGCAACAGTACGGAGCGCAAAATGGCTTAGTAACCATGACAAACGTTCGAAATACTTTGGCTGATTTATTAGGTTCAGTAGGTTTAAGAAACACAGACCGTTACTATTTACCAGTAACTTTTGAAAAAGAACAAGAGTTAATAATGGCAAAACAAGAAGAAGCGCAAATGCAACAGCAAATGATGCAACAAGGTCAACAGCAAACAGACCCGAACCAAGCATTTATGGCAACTGAGCAAATGAAAGCACAGACAAGGGCGCAAGTAGATATGGCCAAATTGCAACTTGACGCGCAGAAAGCGGCTAGTGATGATAAATTTAGAATGCACGAATTAGCTATGAAAGATGATTTACAGCGTGACGAAATGGTTCAAGACTTGGCGGTTAAGGTTGCGGAAATATTGGGTAAATATGAAACTGCGGTTGACACAACGGCAATAAAAGCCGAACAAGATAAGGTAAGACCGCATAATGAAGAAATGATGAATGGATTACAAGAAAAGAGCTATTAGAGCCAGAAATTTATTAAATAACGAAGAATTTCAAGGCATTATAAAAGATTTGCGAGAAGACCAATTACGGTTAATCGCGAATACGAGCGCGTCAGAGGTGGAAAAACGTGAGGATGCTCACGCCATTTATCGGGCGTTAAATGAAATTGAGTTTTTATTAAGGGCTGATGTAGATGCTGAAAAACTCATAGAACGAAAGGCAAGGGACGCTCATGAGCACTGAACCTAACAGTGGCAGTATTAACGATATTGCGAATTTAATATCTGAACCGCCACAAAAATTAGAAGATAATCTAAACGAAGTTACTGAAGCTGTTATTGAGGAACCTCAGGACACTGAGACTAAAGAAACGGTTGAAGTAGCCGAAAGTGAAGATGTCGCTGACCACGAAAGCGATGATTTAGAAGAAATCGTGGATGAGGATGGGCTAGATGAGGATACAGCCGTTCCCTTTGAACTTTCTGATGATATGGAGCTTGAGTATAAAAGCGATGGCGAAATTAAGAAGGCAACCATTGGGGAGCTAAAGCGAAGTGCCGCAGGACAAGACTACATCCAAAAGGGTATGGAAGATAATGCAAAAGTTAAAAAACAACTTGAGCAAACTACCCAAGAATTGCAGGAAGACCGTCAAAAACTTACTGCAATATTACAAGCGTACGAAAATGGCGACGCTCCAAGACCACCAATAAAACCAACCAAGGAGCTACAAGATAGTGACCCTATAGGTTATTTGGAGGCTATGGAGCAGTATCGGCAAGACGTTGAGCAATTTGGTAAGTTTAAGGCAGAAGCCGAAGAACAAGCTAAAGCTAATGAACGTATAATGTACGAACAAGACCAACGATATGCGGCAGAACAAGCTGAAATATTGAAAAAGGAAATGCCAGAGTTAAATGACCCCGAAAAAAGTAAAAAACTTTTGGAGGATATTCAAACTGTAGCTGTTGATTATTATCAAGTTCCTGTTGAAATATTAGGTAATCTGAAACATACTTGGGAATTTAAAATTGTTCGTGATGCTGTAGCCTACCGCAAACTACAAACTTCTAAAACTAAGGTTGTAGAAAAAACCAAAGGCGCAAGGCCAATGGTAAAAGCGGGAGCAAAAAGAACTGCTAGTGGTACAAAAGTGATAAAGCAGAAAGAAGCGCGGTCTAGAATGCAAAAATCTGGGTCACTAGACGATGTGACTAATTATCTCTTGTCTTAAAGAAAGGACTATATCATGGCCGTGACGGCAAATACCAACGAAACATACGATGTTTCTACAATTAGGGAAGACCTATCCGAAGCGATGGCTTCCATCACCCCAACAGAGACTTTACTTATGTCCTCTATTGGAACACGCAACGTTGACAACACTTACTTTGAGTGGAGTGAAGTCGACCTAGCCGCAACTGGAGCGAACCGCCAAATCGAGGGTGACGTTGGACTATCCAATACTGCCCCGACTAACGCTGTTCGAAAGGGTTCCTACACTCAAATCAGTGCTAAAGTCGTGGAGGTCTCCTCAACGAACCAAGCAGTGAACGGAACGGCGAATGCTCAGACTGTCGCAAAACAAGTAGCTTATAAATTAAGCGAGTTAAAACGCGATATGGAGGCCATGCTCTTGGCGAATGTACCTTCAGCGGTAGGAGCGTCTGGTACTGCTAGACAGACTGCGGGTTTGCCTGCTTACCTAACTACTAACGTTTCTCGTGGTTCTGGTGGTGCTAACGGCACAACATCAGGTTCAGGCGAAAGCGGTTCTGTAAATGCGGCGGCAACGGACGGAACATTGCGTCCGATTACTGAAGCACTTCTAAAAACTGTTATTGCTAGTTGTTGGAACTCTGGTGCTACACCAAAAATTGTTATGTGTGGTTCAGCGCAAAAGCAAAAAATTTCAACCTTTACTGGCAACGCTACACGCTACAAAGAAGCGGAAGACAGCAAGCTAAATGCGGCTATTGATGTCTATATTTCTGACTTTGGAGAAGTGCAAATCGTGCCAAATCGCCATATGCGAGTTCGAACAGTGTCAAGTGTAGATTATACACCTGACGTTCTTGTTCTAGACCCATCATATGCTGAGGTTGCTTACTTGCAAACTGCAAAGCAAGAACCACTTGCGAAAACTGGTTTGTCTGAGCGTAGACTAATTTCTTGTGAGTATGGCTTACAAGTTACTTCGCAAAAGGCACACGGTATTGTAGCGGACATTAACGCATCATAAGAATAGGTGGGGCAGAAATGCCCCATCACTACGGAGGACATTATGAAAGTTAAAATTACAACTGACAGGCGACCTTTTGTGAACGGTGTTGCTACTAATAAAGGCGAAGAAATAGAAGTTGATTCTGAAGAAGGTGCTATTTTGTTACAAGCAGGATTTGCATTAGAGTTAGGAGCTACTAAGCCAAAACGAGCAAGAACGGCAACTGGCAAATTAAAAGCAGATGACCCTTCAACTCCAGATGTGAATGAGGCTTGGGAAGGCGGCAAAGCTCCCAAAAAAAAGAAAGGTAAAAAATAATGACTATTGGAAACATACCTAAAGAAGAATATCTAGAAATGCTGAAAAAAATGTTAAAGATGCAAACTGGCGGTGCGGCGGCATTAGCTATAAAAAAAGAAATGGAATCACTGGGATATAAAGGAAAATTTAACTGGGATAAAGAAAAATGAGCGTACAAACAAAATATTTTGACGAAGACGGTAAAATTGTAATTAACCGCAGTCAGGATATTCAGCGCATTTTAGATTTTAATAAAGAGCGCAACATAGATGGCCACAACCGTAAATCTGATATGCGGCTTGCAGGGTCTATTCCATTTGTAGTTATAGAAATGTGGATGAAAGAATGTGGCGCAAAATTAGGTAGTCCAGAGCTAAATGAGTACATTAAGAAAAAATTAATGTCGGGTGAATTTAGCAAGTTGGTAGCTAATGGGTATTAAATGGATTTGCCCAAGGTAAATATTGCTGTTGCCGCTTCTGCGGTGGTCGCAATAGTCTCCACAGTCGGAGGAGGCATTTGGTATGCTTCTTCGCAAGCATCAGTTATAGAAAGCCTGACACAACAAGTCGAAACTCTCACAATAGAAAATAACGCAACTGACCGAACAAATTTAATTCGTGATGTAGAACATAACACAGAACAAATAGAAGAAATTATAGATTACATTATAGAAGTCGAAGAAGAAGGCGGCGAAACTATAGATGAAATTTATCAAGAGTTCGAAGATGTTTACGAAACGCAAGAAGGCTTCTTGCTTCAGTTTAATCAAATAATACAATTACAAGCTAGAGTAAAATCCCTAGAATCTACACTAGACTTTTTAGTAAAACGCCCATCACTTTCTGACGGTAGATAAAATGGACCCGATAACAATTCTCGCAGGCATAAAAACAGGTCTTGCGGCAGGAAAATCCGTTGCAGGGCTAAGTAAACAAATCGGGCAATTTTTCGATGCAACCGATAATGCAAAAAAGCAACTACAGAAAAAAGGTGTTTCAAGTAAAAGTGTGAACGCTATAGCGATGGAACGATTTCAGAAACTCAGGCAAGCGGCTGAAGCTGAAGAAGAACTGAAAAAATTTATCTGTGAATCGCTTGGACCTTCTCACTGGAATACTTTGTTGAAAATGCGTAGGGAAGTATTAGCCGAAAAACGCGAAGCAGAGGCTAGGGCGAGGCGTGAGGCACAGGAAAGGGCAGACTTGGCACTTACTGCGGTTTCTATTGTTTTGCTTCTCACGGCGGCTCTGGTCGGCTCTACGGCCTATTTGCATCATATGGGTTGGCTCGATGTTCGGGATTATTTGCCGTGATTTATGTTTTAGTATTCTTGCATTTTATAAATACTGATAATTTAAAATTTTATCAAATAGCTACATTTTCGGATAAACAAGAATGTCTAAGCCAAGCGGAGAAAGCAAAAATTCTAGTAACTCACAACTCCATGAAAGTTTCGTGCTTGGAGATTACGACCCAATAGTAATAGAACATGGCAAAAAATGGGCGGCATACGATAAAAATGGACGTTTAATAATTTTAGGATATAATAGGCGCATATGTCAGGAGTACGCAAATGACAGAGTTCGACAAGCTTGATAAGGATAAGAACGGCAACCTTAGTAAGAAAGAGTTTCAACAACTCGAAATAGAAGACCGTAGATTAAAAATAGCTGATGCAGACGAAAAAAGAAACACGGAGCGATTGCTCGTTAAAGCGTGTTGCGCGGGAATGTTGTTATACCCTTTTATTATTTTATTAGCATCTGTTCTTGGCTTTGAGGTGGCGGCAAGTCTTATAACAGATATTGCAAGCGTTTATGTTGTGGCGGCTAGTGGAGTCGTTGTCGGTTATTTTGGGTTTAATAGCATAAGGGATAAAAACGCATGATTGACAAGTTAATAGGTCCAGTTAGCGGCATTCTTGACAAGGTAATTCCTGACAAAGACCAAGCGGCAAAATTGGCTCACGAAGTTGCCACAATGGCAGACCGCCACAGTCAGGAGCTTGCATTAGCACAGCTAGAAATATTGAAAGCTGACGCGAAGGGCAACTGGTTCCAATCGTCTTGGAGGCCACTTATTGGATGGCTCGGAGGAATCGGCCTCGGTGTAAATTACATAGTAAGCCCAATTTGTGCGGGTTTTGGTGTAATTATTCCTCAAGCAGATATGTCAGTAATGATGCCCCTTTTATTGGGAATGTTAGGAATGGCAGGCGCAAGAAGTTTCGATAAACTAAACAAAACGGATACAAAAAAATGAGTTTTAAATTATCAAGTAGGTCTTTGGGTAAGCTAGAGGGTGTTCACCCTGATATGGTTGCTACAGTAAAAAAGGCCATAGAACGAACTAAAATTGACTTCGGCGTGACGTATGGCGTTCGAAGTGTCGAAGAACAACAACGGCTTTTCGATATGGGTAGAAGCCAAACAATGAAATCAAAACACTTAATGCAAGATAGCGGTTTTTCACACGCTGTCGATTTGGTGGCATATGATGGGTCGGAAGTTGTTTGGGAAATAAATGTATATGATGACATAGCTGATGCAATGGCTAGTGCGGCCAAGGAAGTAGGTTGTCGGCTTAGATGGGGCGCGGCATGGCATATAGACGATATAGGCGACTTTGAAGGCACTATGGAAGATGCTATGAATGAGTATGTAGACCTTAGAAGGTCACAAGGGCGCAGGCCGTTTATAGATGGTCCACATTTCGAATTAAGGTAAGGGGGCTAACTGCCCCCCCCTTTTTATGCCGCCTTTTTGTAAGTGTTGGGGTTTACCTCTATGGCTTGCTCTTCGTAAAATTCTTTACTGCGCTCGTCCATATCGTCAAGAACGGTTTGCCATTCTGCATAAGTTCTAACGCTTCTTACAAACTCTTTATGGCCTAAATTGTTAGTGGTAACTATCGCCGCCACAAAAGCCATAGCGTCTTGCTCGCGCTCCAAACCTTGCACAACGTAATCGTCGCCACCTTTATACTTCCAACGGTGTAGCCCCTCTGCAAACGCTCCAGAACCTACTTCTGCGCCATCATTTTCTAAAATTTGTGTGCTTACAACATATACATTCATTTTTAAAATCCTCTTTTTTGCTTATACGTTAATTATAAATTAATAAATTGTAAATGTAAAGTATTTTTTTTGTAAAAAGTAAAATAAATTAAAAAGGGGGCTATTAACCCCCTCTAGCTTTTAAACATTTAATGTCATACACACTTTAGTTTCTGCTACTTTAACCGCCATTCTAATAGTGTCAAAAGGTCCACACTCTTCCAATACTTTTGTATTGTTATCGCGTTCGTAAATTGTAGTAAGGTATCCTCCTTCAGCAAAATCTTCTATGGTAACATACTGTGCGGCATTGCCGCCTTCAGAAACTGGCTTTGCCTTCCAAAACGTGTTTATGTGATGTCCGTCAATATACTCGTCAACTTGGTCAAAACGCATAATACCATAATCAAATTTTGCGGGTTGTTCTTTAAAATAGTTACTCATTTTTAAAATCCTCTTTTTGCTTATATGTAAACATTACACTATAAATTTGTAAGTGTAAAGCACTTTTTTTATAATTTTTTAATTTA